TAATGGGTATATTAAAAGGTTTATTAGACTCTATATTCGGAGGTAAATCTGATATACCTAAACAGAATACTAATGTACCTAGAGTAAATACTGGTAATAACTTTGATAGTAGATCTAATACCTATATGGATAATAAAGCTACTATAGGATCTGGTAATCTTAACTTTAGCTCTAATGGAGTTTCTATCTACGATAAGCAAGGTAGTAATAGTAAAAGAAAAGAAGGATTCGATAAGAAGAATCTATTAGATATAACTAGAAGAGCTATGGAGAGAGCTGGTTGGGGTCCTACAGAACAAGCATTGTTTCTAGCACAGATTACACATGAAACTGGCAACTTCCGTTATATGGAAGAGCTAGCTAGTGGTGAAGCTTATGAAGGCAGGAGAGATCTTGGTAATACTCAACCTGGTGACGGTACGAGATTTAAAGGTAGAGGACTTATACAGGTTACTGGTAGAGCTAACTATGAGAAGATAGGTAAGATGTTAGGCTTAGACTTAGTTAATAATCCTGAACTTATAGCTAATGATCCTAAAGTAGCTGTAGACGCTTCTATGGCATGGTGGGAGCTTAAGAAGAAAGAGTCTAAGAAGTTTAGAGAGTCTATAGAGAATGGAGATATAGTAAGTAATACTAGAGGTGTTAATGGCGGTTATAATGGGCTAGGTGAACGTACTGCGTACTACGAACAATATAAAGAGTTCTTAGCTAAGAATGGTACTGGTGCTAATCCAGCAGACACTCCTAACTCTGATCAAGCTCTTAATCAAGGTTATCAAACTAGTTCAGGTTCATTCAGTGGTGATGCTTCTGCTGTAGTACCATCTGGAGATCCTAAAGTAGATGCTATGGTATCTGCTATTAACTCTACAGCTACTCCACAGTCTAGAGGTAAATGTGCTACTGCAGTTAGAGAAGCTTTAGATGCTGGTGGTTTTAAAACAGCTGATGGTCAAACTGTTACACAAGCCTTTAGAGATAAAGGTTTAGCAGGTTCTGCCTATATGTACGATAGTAACGGTATACTCAACTCTGTAGGATTTTCTAAGATAGATCCTAACACAACACCAGCTACAGGTGATATAGAAGTATTTCCTGGTTCTAGCGCATCTCCACATGGACATATACAAGTCTATAATGGTAATAACTGGGTATCTGATTTTAATCAGAATGGTGGCTCTATGAATAGACCATACGGTGCTCCTGGTTCTAAATATGCTGGTATAACACCTAGTATGTTTAGATACTCTGGTAGCTCTCCAGTTCCAGATGATGCTATGGCTTCTAAACCAGATGGAGCTACTGTAAACTCTACAGATAGTAGTACTACAACATCAGCTGATGCTGGTAATACTATACTAGCTAAATCTATAGATGCTGGTAATGCAACACAGAATCAACAACTTGATGTTCAGAAACAGATGCTAGAAGCACTTACTGCTCTTAATAAGACTATAAGCGCTACACCATCTGATAGAATACAAGATACTCGTAATGCTGTTAATAACAATACTAACTATACTGGTAGTAAAAATGATAGACAGGTAGCTAGCAGAACTGATAGAGCTAATGCTCTGTATGATATATCGAATGGTATCGGAACTGCTGTAGACCCAGCTTTAATAGGTAAAGATAAACTAGCTAACTGGTAAAGCTGGATAAAAAAAAATAGATGCTACTAGAGTACCGTAAGGTACTCTAGTAGTTATCTTATTTCTTATTATTCTCTTTATAGTATTTCTCTCTAGAAGCTTTATCTTCTTCTTTCAGTCTAGCTTTATCGAATACACCTAAATGCTTAACAGATTTATAAGATTTAATAAGTTCTGTTATGCTTTCATCGTTAAACCTATCTTCCTTAAGTAGCTTCTCTATGTTTCTTACTATATCTAGATAAGTACCTAGTTTAGTTATGTTCATAAGTACTGGAGTACTAAACTCTGGTACATATTTATTCCTTACTACATACTTAGCTATAGTCAATGGTAGTTTATTCTCTTTTAACCATTTCTGTAGCTTACTATCTTGTGCTACTCTAGTACATATTACATATGCCACTATAGCCCAATAGTTAGGTAGTTTAATAGTAGGTAGCTTTCTTATTATACCAAGATCTTTATTACTAAACTGTCCTTTAGTTACTAACCTACTAGGATAATATTTAGTACTTACGAACTGTATAAACCTACCTATACTTCTTACATCTCCTATTACTGTTCTAAATAGATAGTTATAGTTAACACTTAAGCTTCTACCTAATTGGGATTTACTTTCAGCTACTAGTGATATATAGTCTTTACCTTCTTCTAGTCCTTCTATATTAGGAAACTCTACTCTATTCATTATCCACTCCTTCTACTATACCACTCTCTGGTAGACTATCTATATACTCTTTTCTAGTTTTAGCTATCTCAGCTTCAGATTGAGCTTCATTCTCTTTTACTAGCTTAGGCGCTAATAGGTTTACTATACGCATACTAAGTACTCTTAACATCATACCTTGTACGAATAATGCACCATAAGTTTCTAATATAGAGTTCTTATACTCTGGCATAAGATTTACATACGTTTTATGTAGATCTTCGTCAAATCTAAGTGGAGTATATATTTCAGCTACAAAACTAGACATACTAAATATGTTTACACCTTGTTGTACAAAACTAGTATTCAATATCTGTAGTATCTCTATTCTAGTCTCTTGTTGTGCTGGGTTAGCAAATATCATACGTTTATATCTATCTAGACCTTTAAACGTAAAATAACCAAATGTGTTTATAGTATCTAAATCACTTAGAAAGTCTGTTAAAGCTTTTACATTACCGTAGCTATTGACTAACATCTCAGCTGCTTTATCTAATATCTCTTCTGTTATGACTACGGTTTCTTCACTACTCATTGTCTTCTCTTTTCTTGCTATTTTTAGCTTTAGCATCCCTAATAAGCTCTCTTAGTTCATCTTCAGATAGATTACTAAGATCTGTTAGTGGACCAGCTGTATTTACTACATGTTGTGTAACTTCTATCCATTCAGAGTTACGTTTAGTACGTACAGCAACAGTAAATCTAAAATCTGTTATCTCTAATAGATGTGATATAGTCTTAACGAATACGTTAAACGTCATGCTACTATCTGTAGCTTGATCATATAGCCTCACATCTAGTTTCTTATCTAGTACTGTATCTAATTCAGTCCTATAGAGCCTATCTTTAAGCTCAGCTCTCTTACACAGTACTTTAAGTTTATTAGTAAGCCCCATCTTACCTACTAATGCTCTAAACATAGCTGCTAATGTACCATTAGCTGTATGTTCAACTTCTTTACTATATACTTCGTTAGAAGTATGCTTAGCTCCCTGAGTAACTTCATTACCCATTTTAAACTCCAATCTTTCTATATACGTCTATATAGAAAAGTTTTATTTTATAGAAGAATAGACTTGATCTACTATTCTTCTTATATAAATAATATGTAACTGAATTGTTCTCAGATTGACACTGAGTTTAACATCTTGTTTCATACCACTATATATATTAAAATAGTTATCAAACTTCTTAAATACTTCTAATAGTCTTTTTATATCTCTAATAGGATCTACTGGTATTCTACCATCACTACTAAGAAACTCTAAATAGCTAATATGGTTTATCTTATCTCCAGATACTAATACAGTCTCTATATAGCTATTTAATATATCTTGTTTCATTATCTCTTCTAGTACTTCTATATACCTATCTATATTATTAAATATAAAATCAGATTCTAGCCTATATAGTAACTTTAGATCTATATCAGAGTTTATTATCTTATCTATCTTATCGCCATATGTTAATGGCTTAGATTTTTTAAATAACCAATCTAGCATACGGCTACCTTTCTTTATAAAATATTTACTATAGAACTCTTTTAAAAAAATATATTAAGCTACACCCTACCATTCTAATATTACTTAGAATGGTAGAGTGTACATATAGTGTGGATTTATTATTAATTCTTTATAAGTAACATAAGCCATAGATAAACTATCTATAGCATGCTCTGATAGTAAACTTAGATCTATTAGATTAGCTATCTCTGGTATCTTATAGAGGTTCTCTCTCATAGAGTCTTTATCTGCTTTACCAGTAGCTCCTACAGCAGCTTTTATATACTTAGGAGCATATTTAAATATTCTACACCAAGGATTAGAGATTCTACTAGATAGCTCTATAGTAGCTACATATTGAGATAATTGTATAACAGATTTAGGAAATCTACTATTCATAAACGCAGCTTCTAATCCTATAGCTAATGGGTTATAGTAGTAGTGTAAACCACTTATAACCTCTCTAAGTTTTACTAGCCTAGATAACATAACATTATAAGTACCATCATCTACATATCTATCTAATACTATAGTTTGGCTCTCTATAGCTACTATATTATTAGTTATTGTATCTATATGTAGTATGCCTATACCTAGATTGTTTCCTGGATCTATACCTACTATAGTATAAACATTATCATTACACTCCATAGTCTAAATCCTATTTATAAGGATCTATATTATAAAATGGCTCTGCGCCACCTATCTCTATAGCTCTTTGGAATTTCTCTTTACTATTTAAGTCTAACATAACATCAAGATCTAAATCTACAAAATAAGTAACTTGCATATCTACTGCTTCAGTACCATAAGAAGTACTTACATCATAGCCATGGCATATACCTAACTCTGTTATCTTAACTACATTCTCTAGGTCTAGTAGTTTTAATACATTCTTAAGTTCTTTTTGTTCATCTTCTAGTAGATTAAATTCCATCTTAAATCTATTTATAACAGAGTTAGTCTCTATAGCTAGTTTAGGATCAGATGGTTTATGTACTGGAGTAGGATTTAAGTATCTATCAGAATCAAACTGCATTATACTTAATACATCGTTTTTATCTATCTTATTAACTAAGTAGTTATAGTTTCTATAATCTATAAGATCACATACTCTAGCATAATATGCGTAGTAGTCAGTACCTTTGATATTGATTGTCTTACGTAGTCTATACTTCTGTCTAGTATACATATCAAGATCATTACTAACTTCTCTTATTATAAAAGGTATATGGTTAAATAGTGCTGCATCTAGTACAGAATGTGGGCTATACTTATAAGCATTTACATTATCTATTATAATATTACCACCTACACCTAGTACAAAATATTTAACTCTAGGGAATACAGGTTGTTCTATAGTACCAGTTGGTGTATGATCACCTGGCATAACAGAGAACTTTTCATTTAGAGTAGTATTCTTATGTACTTTATAGTACCTATTAGCTAACATAGCATTTATTAGTGTTAAACCATATATAGTAAGTTGGCTACTTTTGATCATCTTCTTCTCCTAGTATAGCTTCCATAGTTAGCTCTGGTTGCTCTAAACTAATCTCACCTGGTACAAAATCAGGTCTACTTAGGTTTACATCATCGTCTTGTAATTGAACATCTTTGGTCTCAGTACCACGGAGAGCTTGTTGTGCTCTCTTATTAGCTTGTTCTCTTAAGATACCTGTAATAGTAGCTTTAATCTCAGCTTCATTCTTAACAGCAGTCTGTTTAAGTCTAGTGTTAGCTGCTTTATCTATAGCAGTGTCTATAGAGTTAAGTACTTCATTAGCTACTCTTATATCTCCAGCTCTCTTTGGAGCACCTTCTTTAAATATTTCTCCCATGATACTAAGTCGATAATTAAGTGTTCTATCAAGTAGTTCTTGTTCTACTTCTGTATATATGCTATTATTGCTTTCCATAATTATTTAATATTCCTTTCTAATATAATATATACTTAAGATCACGCAAAGGTACTTTATTAGAGAATACAAGAAGTTATTAGATTAACATAAAATATAGATATGGAGTGTATAGAAAATGAAGATACATATGTTCTTATATACAGATGGTTCAGCGGGACCAACTGTACCAGGTTATATAGGTATGGGCTATCATGGTTACTACTACGATGATGAAGCAGAAGTAAAACGTTCTGGAGATGTACCTAAAGATGGTTTTCCTTCTAAGGTAGGTTATTTAGGACCTGATAATATGTCTGGTTACTCTAATATAGAGCACCTTAAAGTAAATCCTATAGGTTACTTAGATGGCCACTATTCAGATGGTATAGCTATAGGTTCTAGTAATGAAGCAGAGACACAAGCTATTAAGATAGCTCTAGAAGAAGTTACTAAGTATATGGTAACTAATGATCTACCTTTAAAACAACTTACTATACTATCAGATAGTCAAGTAGCTCTTATTATATATACTAGAGTTATGAAACATATTAAAGAGAATCCAGATTGGTTAACATTAGATCAAGTTAAACTTAGAGAAGAGATTGATAAGAAGTATGGTTCTATAGCAGAGTCTACTAAACAACATATTACAGAACTTATACCATATGTATATTCTAAGCTTAAAGAGCTTAATAATCCACATATAGTATTTGAGAAAGTAGCTGGTCACTCTGGTAATATTGGTAATGAAATAGCAGATATGCTAGCTGTTACAGCTAGAAAGAACTCTAAAGATGGTAACTTAGTAAATAACGTAGTATGGAATACAGAACGTTATTGGAAACCTAATATAACTAGACATCCATTCTTAAGATTTAGACAACTATTCTTTATACATAATACAGATAATAACATTAAACCAGATAGTGCTTACTTTACTATTATGGACTATGGTTCTATAGATATAGGTAAACGTTCTGGAGAACCATTGTATGGTATGGTAAGACTAAATGAAGTACCTACTGATATAGTAGACGTCATTATGTCATACCAGAAGACATTTACAGAATATCCTATGTTAGTATACACATTAGACTTAGATAAGTTCTATAAACCAGAGTATAAGAGATTCTTTAGTGGTTTAGGTAAAGATGCTCTAGTACCAGATAAAGGTGGTAACCTATCTGTTATGTCTAGAGATACTATGATATATCCTATTAAACCATCTGGTCTGGCTAAGAGAGTATATGATAAAACAACTTCTTTAATCTCTATACTAGAGAGGGCTAGAGAGGAAGTTAATACACATAAGAATGGTACTAAAGGTAGATGGTATTTTGATATTACTAGTAGAATATATACAGCTAGTGGTAAGAAGAATATTTGTACATTAGCTTCTGGTACTAAAGATATACCATTAAAAGGTTTTGAGTTAGACTCTAAAGAGCATGCTCTTAATAATAAACTTATATTAGGCATAGATCTACCAGATCGTAATACTCTTAAGTCTATGGAGAGTTTTGATCCTAAAGTATATGTAATGTTCCAACAAGATGGACCAGCAGCATTCAGTTACTATACGTTTATATTTGCAGATTCTATAGGTAGTTATGGTATATATCATAACTTATTTAGTAGTCTAGTATTGTTTAACACTAAGAAAGGTAAATAATGAATTTTAAAGAAGAATTAGCTAAATATAGAGAAAAGAGATCTATAACATTAGAGTCTCAACTACCAGGATTAACAAGTAACCTCTTAGAGGAGGTTACTGAACTTAGTAGAGCTACTGAGCTAGTTGATGTTATAGATGCTATGCTAGATTATAATGTATTTCTAGCTAATGCTATAGAAGGTATAGATATAGATCCTATTTTAGATCCTGAGATACTAAAAGAGATAGAAGAGAAACATAAGAAACTATCTGTAATGACTAATGAAGATCTAGCTCTATATAAGAAATCTTTAATATCTCTATTACTAGAAGGTATTAGAGCTTCTATAGCTATCAGTATGCCTAATATAAAACAAGAGCATATAGATAGCTTTACAGAATACTTAAATGGTATTATAATCAATATTAAATCTAGTATAACTTTACTTAACTATGATTATGAGAAATGCTTAGAAGAGGTTATGAAAGCTATACATACTAGAAAAGGACATTGGGATAGTACTATTAGCAAGTTTGTAAAAGATAAAGTACAACCAGATAGATACGAACCAGATTACACTAACTGCAAACTATAAAAGACAACTAGAGTATGTCTCGTACATACTCTAGTTGCTATAATTCATTTTATTTAGGAGTGTAAATGAAAAAGATCAGTTCTCTGTGCTACACTGCTTAACTTATAATCTAATAAACACAAACATTATCAGACTATTTATTATTCAGCTGGCTGATCCTCAGTAGAACTATTAGACTCTTCAGTTGTATCTGTAGATGTAGACTCCTCTGTAGTTTCTGTAGTTTCTTCTGTAGACTCTTCAGGGCTAGATTCATCTCCCATATCCATATCTTCGTCCATACGCATATCCATATCATCACCTTCAGAACCTTCTTCAGATCCCATATCAGAGCTATTATCATAACCTCCGTAATCAGATCCAGAACCCATATCTCCAAATTTATCTATAACTTGTTTTTGATAAGATTCAGATAGTTTCTTAACATCTTTACCACGTCTCTTAGCATACTCTATAAACGCTTCTACTACAGATTGTGACATATCAGCATTCTCATCTAGGAATGGATACATTAGATGTCCATCATCTTGTTTTACATACCATTCGAATAACTCTGGCATATAGTTATTATTCTGTAGCCATTTCTTAAGAACACCAGCTTTTATAATACCTTTAATTTTATCAGCATCACCACCAGCTCCACCTATAAAGTATGTATCTAATAACTCTGGAGAGTATAGAGCATCTGCCGCAGAGTCTAATCTAGTTTTAAACCCATCGAATGCTTGTGCTTTCTCATCATCATTACCAAACTCTGGATATGGTAATACTACTTCTAACTCTGTTCTAAATACATCGTAGATATACTCTGCCATATCAGAAGCTTTTACTTTAGATAAACTAACTTCATTATCTTCTGCAGTCTCTGCTTTAAGATGTTTATTTATAACCTCTTTATTAGCTTTTATAGTATCTAGTACTTCTTGTTTTAATAATGGATCATTAGTTAAGTATTTACGTACATGCTTACTAAGCATTAACATAAACTTATCTTGTAACCTTATGATACGTTTTGCTAATAGTTTATTCTTAAGTACTACAGTAGCTGCAAAATCTTCTTTAAGACCTTGCTCTATAAGCTCTGGAGATATACCTAATGATTTTAATATCATATTCATTATGTTAGTATAAGTTTCATTACCAGAGTCTATAACATCACCACCTATGCCAGTTCTAGTATCTCTAGTTACATCCATCTTAGGTAGATATGGAGATACTACTTTAAGAGTATAACCTTGTCTTATTATCCAGTTGTGTAATGAAGTATGTTCTGTAGTACCTAGAGGAAAGCCTACGTTATTAGTACGTAGTACTTCTGACATATACTTTTCAGCACTAACCATAGGGTTAGTATCATCTTCATCTAGCTCTAGTGTAATATCAGTAACTGGTATCATATTTTGTATACTAGATTTAACATTAGCATATAATAACATCCCCGCCATAGATGCTAATACTAGTAGATCTTCTAATAGTGATTTACCAGTACCATTCTTTCTATAATCAAAAGCATAGTATTGTACTAACTCTACTGGCATATATAGTAGTTTAGTACCTTTAGACTGTAAAGCTCTAGCTAGCATAACTCTATATATATCAGCACTCTCTTTTACATCTACTAGTTCATCTAGATGTCCATTACGTAATCTAGATTTGATCATATGGTCTACTATATCGTTATATAGTTGTTCCATACCTTCTAAACCAGTTACATCTGCTAAACCACCGAATAGACCTAATCTAGCTTTATTTATAATATTAGTTTTAATATCACCACTACCTACAGGATTTTGAGTATTACCACAAGCAGCCATAAGATCGTAGTCTTCTAATGCTTCTACTAGGTTAATAGGATTACCATATTGATCTAGTACTACGAAGTAACCTACGTGTCTCTCTGGTTCTCCTACAGCGTATATAGGTATTACAGATTCTACAGGTAGTTTCATTACTAATGGAGTATCTACAGACTCTCTAAAAGTTTCATCTTCTTTTAATACAAACTCCATTTCGGATGGTTTACTACCAGTATTATTTCTAAATAAGCTATTAAGATATTCTATCTTATCATTACCTAGTTCATCTTCTAGGTTCATAGTGTATTTATCTTTTTTACTATCTCCAGTAAGGTTATCTCTTATGTTCTTACCAGATCTAAGTATAGAGTAATCTGATGTAATCTCTAAGTTAAGATTAGCTTCTGAGAATGTAAATGTCTTCTTACCTATATCTGTTTTAGCATCTGCAGATACTACACCATACTCTCTCTTTAGAGACTCTCCATTTACACTATAAATAGGTTTACTATTATTCTTACTAAATGCTAGCATAAGAGCTTCTGAATTGATTCTACTACCTTCATTATCTACATATTGAAAGTTATTATTTACTCCATTATAGCCACCAGAATAGTTAATGAGTCTATCTACAGAAGCTTCTGGAATGATAGCTTCTACATAAGCACCTTTAGTAAATAGAGCTTCTTCTAGTATAGTTTGTAGTTTATCTTCTAAGTGAAAGTTTCTCTCTATGTATTCTTTTATAGTATTGATTATACTAGACTTAACAGACGTAGCTAAGTTAAGACTAGGTGCTTGATAGTTAAATCCACTAGTAACCATGCTATTTGGATCTATAATACTAGATGTCATAATCTGTATACATATCTTTAGATCTGGTAATAGTTTAAGTATAGATTCATTATTACGTATCTTATTAGCGATAGATCTTACTACAGCCTCTTGGTTATAAGCTGTGTAAGGACGTCTGTTGGCTGATTGCCCTGTATTTAGCTTGCTTAAAGCAGCAGCTACTTGTGGGGCAGTATTTATTATGTTTGGAATATTTGGTTGTATTAATTTATCATCTGCCATAATTATATCCTTTCTACAATGAGTAAATAAAAAACAAAAAGGAGGCTTCAAGATGTATACCATAGATCGCTATATGGCTAACATCAGGCAGCTCACGAATAGCCTTGTAATTAAGGTAAACGAGCTTCCTATGGTAGTAAATATAGGTGTTGAAAATACTATTGGTTACGATCCAGGTAAGCATAAACCAACTAGAGCAAATATTAAAACTTGGAAGTATTATCTTAATATAGCTGGTAAAATGCATCCGCTAGATAAACCTATTAAGATACGTGTTATAGAAACTGAAAGAGAAGAGGTACTTACTAAAGAACTATTAGATAGATACCCTATGACTAAAATAGAGCTATGTAAAATGGACAAGTTCTATACTAACTTTATAAATACCTATCCAGAATACCAACGCTATATACATGGTTGTATGTTTCCAGTAGATATAGATAGAGCTATAGAAGCTAAAGAAGGTACTATACTAGCTTATAATAAAGATCTAGTAGAAGAGAATGAATATTACTTAATAGAAGAGCTAGAGAAGTATATTAAGTCTATGTTATCTAGATACCATGTAAAACCATATTCTATAGTAGATGAACTATATATAGCTTCTCTTATGGGTTATCTATATGCTGCTATATATGTTAAGATATTTAACTTAAGATTAGAGAAGATAGGTACTTTTCAAGTACACAGTTTCCACTTAGAGCATTTCTTTAGATCTAGAATGGACCTATGGGATGATGTTAATATACTTAATAAAAGATCTCTATTCTGGCTATATAAGAACTTAGACTCTATGATGCATAATGTAGGTAAAGAATCTACCTTTAAGAAAGTCTATAATAAGTTATTCGCCATGAACTATGTAGGTATTGGAGAGTATACTCTAAATAGACCAGATCCTAAGTTCCACGATAATAAAACTGATGTTTCTAATCCATCTTATGTTAGAGATTCAGCTACGTTAGTAACTAAACAACTTAATAACTATTACCTTACTAATAATGGTTCTGAAGAGTCTGTTATAAGTATGACATCTAGAGAGCTTACTGGTCTAGATGATGTAAATAAGAATATGCCTCCAGTATTCCAAAAGTATATAGAGAAAGTTACTAAAGAAGAAACTGATAAGAACATACTAGCTGTACAGAAGACTAAGATATTAGATATAGATCGTTCTAACTTACTTAAGAAAACAGGATTAGACCTATTCTCTTTAGTTATGGACTATTGGGCTTATGCACTACATAAAGATAAACTCTATAAGCTTAAAGTACAATATGATGGTAACGTATATACAGATCAAGATAAAACTACTTTTGGTAATGCAGAGATTGATTATGTAGATACTGAGAATAAGATCTATACAGTAACTCCTAAGATAGGTTTACTAATGCTTATTAAGCTTATGCTATATGCTAGTAATAACTTAGATCTTAAGATAAGTAAAATAACTTATAATAGAGTATGTGACTTTGATAAAGATAACTTTCAGAAACTAATAGATACTGCTATTATAAACGATGGTGTATCTAAACCAGTACTAGAAGCTATTAAAGAGAATCTACCTACTGAACCAGAGTTATTTACTACTATAAGTATATTTAAAGATTTTATTAATAATGCTATAGATCTTAGTAAGATAGCTTGGGTAATGGCTAGTAACGTACAGAACTTCTTTACTTCAGATGCTATTAAAAGAGTATTCGGTAGTATTACTAAAACAGATAGTTTCCCACTAAGTGATGATGGTAAAGAGTATACTATAGACCAACTACTTAAACAGAATGGTATAGTATTTCCTATTAACCAATATACAGATATAGTAGCTACTATGAAAGCTATGATAAAAACATTTACAGGTGTAGAGTTAGACCAAGAAGATGTACTACTTCAAAATATGGATAAGTATAGAAGAATTATTAAGAAACTAACTTCTTATAGTCTACAGGCTATGGGATCTGCAGGTGTTATAGACGATATTACTGTTTATTATAATAACCCTACAGTATTAGTTACTAAGAACGGTTTTGTACTAACATATGGTTTAGAACTAGATGGTTTAGAATATGATATAGCTAGACTTAAAGCTTATGCTTGGGATAATCCATATTACCTTAATGTTAATATTATAGAGCTTAGAGCTAAGATGGTTATAAATAAACTAAAACCTATATCTGGCCATATGGTAATAAAAGATTCTGAATTAAGAAAAGATGGTTACACTTATGGATATTCTGCAGACTTTGAAACTATACCATCATTCCGTCTAGATGACTATAGATGGTATAATGATTGGCTTACTGTTAAACAAGCTAAACTAGATGCTCTAGAGAATGAAATAACAGAACTAGATGGAGGTTCTATAGATAGCTCTATAGCTCCACATAGTAATACTATAAACCTTAAATCTGCTATAGTAGAGTATAAGAAAGCTTATGGAGAACTTATAGTAAAAGATGGTCCATGGTTAGAGAATGTAACTGCATATGGATTTAATACATTACCATCATTCTGGGATGCTAACTTTAAATCTACAGATTTTCTATCTACTGTAGGTATAGATCTTACTCCAGTAGAAGAAGTAGAACATATGTTATCTACAGAAGCTACAGAGATGAATAACAAAGTAGAAGCTACTAAAGAGGTTAAAGGTAAACTTAAACTAGTAGAAGAAGCTACTGGTGATATGTTAGAGAAACATATAAGCTTTGCTAATGAAGCTACTTATGATTTTAATAATAAGTATAAGGTAATGGATATAACAGATTTTGTATATAATACTAAATATGTTAAGATAGGATTAATGGCATTTGCTAATGGTAAAAATAATCCTAATGAGCTACTTACTTATGTTAATAAAGAAGTTGCTAATAATGCACCAGAAGTAGTTACTAATAAGACTGGAGCTCTAATAGGAGCTCGTGGTAGAAAACTAGATATAGATCCTATAGGTAGAGAAGATGCCATAGGTTTAGCTATGTTACCTTATGTAGTTACTACTAAGAAAGGTAATACATTTTCATCTCTTATGTACTTAGGTCTTATAGATAGTGATGGTAATATGGATGTTTATGATTGTACTAGTATACCAGAGTCTAATAAGATAACATTTGATCAGGTAGCTATGTGTCCTGTAGTTAAAACAGTACCTAATGTAGTACATGGTGAAACTATAGTATTACCTTCTAAAGTATCTAAAGATAAAGTAATAACAGTATATGCTAACTTAAAAGATAACTTACAGTTACCAGGTAGTATACGAGCTACATCTAGCTTAGAAGATAGTTTCTATCCTATAGAACCTAATGCATCTGCTAAACCAAACTATAAGCACTCTGCAGGTAGTAGAGTAGAATCTAGCTTAACTGGTCTTAGTGGCGGTCAACCTACTCTAAATGAAAATGACACTATGAATAGCATATTAGGTTACTTCTTAAGACACTATTCTTCACCTACTGGTGTTAAAGTTAATGATAAACGTATCTTACGCTTATCACACTGGATACGAGATAACTATAAACTTTATATATTTAACTCTAGATCATTCTTAGAGACTAATATACCTTATCATAAACGATTTACACTACGTGATCATTTAGTTAAGATATTAGCTTATAAGGATACAGATACTGTTAGTAACCAATACAAATGGTTAATGATTAACCATAGGTACTATAAATTACAATCTGATATTAGGTTTACTAACTATGAATATCCTAGGTTAGGTAATAATAAAGAGAGTTTAGCTATACTAGCTAACTGTCCTATACTCTATATAGATATGATAGAATCTACAGATGAATCTGAAGCTAATAAGTTAGTTATAGTAGAAGTAGATAGAGACTATGATAAACCATGTGTTAACTATGGAGTATTTGATAGGAGCTATAGTTATGAAGAGTTTAAAGCAGAACTAGGTGAGCATACTGATATTGGTAATATACCTAGATATGAACTAGCACCAGAGTTTAATAAACTAATGTTAACTCCATCTGCTACTTATCAAGAACTATTAGATAAAGTAAAAGATTACTTAGGATACTGGGAGATAGGTAAATTAGAATTAGTTAATGTAGGTAATAACTTAGTTACTGGTATATCTACTACACCAGCTAAAGAAGAGATACTATCTAAGTATGGTACAGACTATCCTTGGTTAAAATACTTAAATATAGAAGAGTAAGAGAGTTATACTCTCTTACTCTTCTTAATAGTTTATAATGTATTTTTAATATGCATACCTTGTAAGTAATACTTAAGTGTTCTAGTAGAAACTACTCCACCATTACTAACTAAGTTAGCTACATCTAGTATATCTTTTTGGGATACTTCACCATTATTAGCTAACTGTCTTACATATTCAGATTGTGCTTTAAGATCTCCACCCCGTATTCTAACCATCTCAGTAGCAGTATCTTTCATATCCATAGCTATAAGCATCTGTTGCTCTGGATAAGTTAGTTTACTAGATCTAGATTTACCAGCTACTTGACCAGTTAGTACATCTGTAGTCATACTGTGTTCTGGTATACTTATCTTTTTAGATAGTAACTGTTGCGCTCTTCTTATAGGTAGTATCATAGTTAAAGCTTTTATAGGTAACATGTGATCTGGATAGTCTGGATGGTTAGTTACCTTAACTCTTTGAAAGAACTCATGTCCTAACTGTTTAGCTACTCTAAAGTTATTTTCTACAGATACTCTAGTTTTACCATCATTAGGTACTACTATAGAGATATGTATCTTACCTTCTTTCATACCTACCATAAACCTATCAAACTCTTCATCTGTCATTCTATCGAATAGATCTTGATATAGTTTAGTATTCTCATTACCAGCTACTATAGCACCTACATACTTTATTATATAATCTTGTACTGCTTTACGTTTTGTGTTCATATCTAATGTTACCTTTAACTCTTATTAGAAAAATCATCGATTAAGCAAAAAAGGATCAGCTAGACTATATTTCAAGTCTAGCCAATTAACGTTTACAAAAAGATCAGTTATATTACTTAACTTCTAGAGTAGCTTTAGCTTCCTTCTCTGCTTCTAAGAATAATTCAAATACTTTATTAGCAGCTAAGTAAGGTACTACAACCTCTTCTATCTTCTCTATCCATTTATCATGTTTACCAGACATATCTATAGCAGCGAATACCATTTCAACATTCTCTAGCTCTAAATAGCTTCTAGCTCTTAATAGTATCTGTATAAAGAATCTATTAAGATTCACACGTTGTACTAGAGAGTGTGTATTAGTACACATAGCTACTATAGGATTCCTTAGAAAGTAATCTTTAGCTTCTGTAGATACTCTAGTTTCTATTATCTTAGCAACATGTGCTACTAAGTCTATATCGTTATCTTGCCTCTTGAACCAATTAACAGGTTCTTTATGTTCTATCTCAACATCTGCAACATCGGTTACTATATTAGCAGCTGAAGTGGATATGTTATTTTCTAGCATAGCAGATCCTTAGTCTTAAAGAGTGGAGTACATAGTATAACGAACTTATCTATTAACTCCACTTTAGTTATAGTGTATTTATTTCTTTCGGTTTTCTTAAGACGCTTAGTAGCAATATTACAAGCATCTGGTATATTGTCAGTTTCCACAGTATGCGTCATAGTTTCGTACGTTAAAGTATTCTTAAACTCTACATCATACTGATTCATAAGTTACTTCTCCTTTTTCTTAGTATTAGTATTCTCACTAGTCTTAGATAACTCTTTTACTCTAGCATCATACCACCATGGTCTATATAGCTCTTTTCTCATTTTTAAAAGATCTACAGTATTAAGATATGGTACTGGATGTGAATATTGGTTAAGTGTCCAATATCCTCTAGTATCTAATAGGATATTCCAATCATAACCTAGTTTCTTAATATCTTCATAGAGTTCAGCTGGAGTACACATAAGTCCACTCTCTATAACCATTCTATGGTATGTAGCTAGTTGTAATAACTCAGCTGTTATATTAACAGCTCTTCTAAGTTTAGGATCAGTATCTAATTTAGATCTTACAGTAGTTCTAGATAGTGATACTTCTGGATATATATCTAAAGCATAGCTTCTATCAGAACCTGTTATACCGAATCCAGGTGTACCTGATTTATTCTGTCTTAAGAAGTGAAACTCTGTTAGAGATGGTAGTACACCTTCAGATTGTGAAATAAGTACTTCTATATTACCACCAGATGGACCTGATTTAGATCTTAACGTAGTTAATGTAACTTTATTAAGATCTGCTTTAGTAATATCATTAGGGTCTTTAGGATACTCTGGACCTTTAGTACCTTGGTTATAGAATAGGCTACCAGTATGTGCTTGATAAGCTATATTAGTAAGAAAACTAAACTTACTGCCTACTGATTTAATACTATCACCTGTCTTAAGGAATTGTAATTTCTTAGAAGGTTCTTCCCAAGGTTGCATGCCCATATTAACCTTGTCTCCAGTATGAGCTGTTAATGTAATATAGGTACTAGATGCAGGGCATCTACCTGGTAACTGACTTAAGAACTTAGTTTTAAAGTTACCTTGTTTCATAGCGTATGTATTAGTATCTTTAGAATCTAAATCCCCAGATAGCATCTCAGCAACTGAAGCTGCTTCAAACTCTGTAAAACTATCTATCTCTACAAACGTAGGTCTAGGTATAGACATAGGTTTATGTGTATAAGGATCCAATATACACTCTATAGTAACATAGTCTTTCTTATCTTTTTGTTTCTCTTCCATATACTCGAATAGTTTATCTCCCCATTCATTAGCAGGTAGAGAAGATTTATCCATAATGGTCCATATAGGGTCATTACCTTGTATAGTACCTTCTCCTAGAGAAGGAAATTGAGCTGCAAAGTGCTCTAGTCTATCGAAGCTTATATTAACTTCAGTATCATAAGTTAATATATAAGTTTTAGTAGCTTCTGCTATCTTACTAGCAGCTGATAGAGTCATATAGTGTATAAGAGTACTTTTAAAGTTATTACCAGCACCTACTACACCAACTACTTGTCCTAATCCACCATTATAGAGTGTCTCACCTTTAGCTCCTGTTATGATAGAAGCTGTTGGTATATCCATTAGACAACCTACTGGTATATATATTTTTGGTTTAGCTCTATTATCCATAGCAAAATTAAACATTCCAGCCATAATTATTTTATTAAACTCCTTTAGCATATCAAAATTTTATATTCAATGTTTATTAAGTTTTTATAAAAAGTATCCTACCTAAAGCTTAGATACCTGATTTTCAACATACATTAGATAAGGAACCTCTGATGAAAAATATTTATAAAACATATAAAATATCTAAAGAGTTAACCCCTGATATGAAATATGCTATAGAGCAACTAACAGCTAATCAAGAAGGTTTTGGTAGCTTTCTAGTAGACGCTTCTAACTTCTTTAAGAAGAAAATAGATGCTATCAGAGGTGTGTTTGGTCTTAATAGTAAAAATGATACTAAAGAGATCTCTAAAGAGTCTAGTAAACTATATAAAGATTTACAAAGCTATGATAAGCTAGTAAAATCTATAGGTAGTAAACAAGATAAATATGATGCTGTATCTAGTATTATAGTACCTTGGATACCAGGTGTTAAATCAGATCTATATACACTAGTTACTGGATTAAAATCAAATGTATCTGGTATATACGATAATGGTTTACCATACTTAGAAGAAGCAGATACGTTCTTAGCTAAACTATTAGGAGATGAAGAGTATGCTACTTCTGTAATACCTAATAAAGAACTACTAGGTAAACTAAGTAGTTATAAAGATAGCACTACTAAATATCTTACAGATGTTATAGATGGTAGAACACTTATGGATAATAGAGAGCTTAAAGATGTAATACCTAACTTTAGCTCTGTAGAAGTTATACATAATAGCTTTAAAGATATGATAGTAGCTAAAGAGCTAGAGAATGTACAACAAGTGTTTAATAAAGCAGAATCATTAGCAGCTAGAGCTAAAGAACTTTATAATAGAGTACAATCTAAAGACTTTACTATAAGCACAGTAAGAGCTAAAGAGATGGGTCCATTACTACAAGACTCAGCTGCTATAGTAACTAACATAGGTGCTATAGTAAGATTACTAGATGCTGGTGTTACTGTACATAAAGCAATACTTCAAAAACTAGATAAGTTAATATAAAAAAAATAAAAGTATACTATAGAGAGATCCTATATAGGATCTCTCTATAGTTGTTATTTTAGTACCTCTACTAGAGGAGGTACTTTAGTGTCTAGACGTTTAGCTAGACTAGTTATAACCTCCTCTAGGTCATTTAGCTTAAGAAGCCTATTGCAAATATAAGCGTCTACCTTATTACCATATTTTACATAAGTCCTATTCTCGAAGCCGCAATCAATACCATATTGTGTGTCCTCAATTTTTAACCTTAGCATATTGTCTAGTATGCCATATGAACCATACAAACGTACGCCGCATCGCTCTAAACGTTTATTAGCTTCTTCTAGATTATACTGTAGGTTTTCAACTGCTGCCCAGCTTTCCAATATACTAGAAAGCTTATTGAAGTCGTGTTTCTTTGCATCCACTAGAAACTCAGTCTCTACAAACGCATTTGTATATGTAAATACAAAATCACCTACTACGTTTAATCTGTATCTGATAAATGGCCTGCCTGATATCCTATTTCCTTTTATAGTAGTCATATCATCGGTATGGAAATAACCTCTTAAATACGGTACTACATCAGTTTCTAGGTTTATTCTATCCCATACACGACGTATAGCGTCTCTTTTCTCTTGCTCTTTTACTCTAGCTTCGATCAAACTGTCCCATCCTGGTAAGTAACTTTCTTTATTACCTACCAATATCTCGAATACCTCTTCCTCTTCTTCGATCTCGCTAAGATCTTCTTTAGGGCTTGTTGTAATACTATCGACTAGTACGCAATAAGAATATTCATTGCAGTTTATTTTAGCAATCATATCCTTTTCGTCTAAATTCTTTTATAACTCAATGGCTTCTAGCGCCATTGAGTTAGTAATAGAAAAACTCATTATGTCTCCACCATTAACTCTGTAACCATTTAAGAAAAACTCTGTACTTTGCATTTTATGCTCCTTACGTTATTTATTTTAGCATTTATATATAAGCAGTAAGCTTTATAAAGCTTACTGCAACTCTGACTACATTTCCGTTATTTGACCATTAATATAACATTGTGTTATTTTATAATGGCTCCTTTTAAATAAATAAGAGTAAGAGTAGGAAGACATTCCTACTCTTACTTCTATATATATAATATATAACTGTTTTTTTTTTCACTTTGACACCTAGTATAACTTAGGTGTCAAAGTGTTATTTATTAAGTCTGAGTAACTATAGTGAATTCTTTAGGTTTGAATAAACTATTAAAGAGTTCTTCTATAAAGCTCATAGACTGTTCTCTTCGAGCAAATAGTTCTTCGAAGTTGCTACTGCTCATTAAGAGATTGTCTGTGTAATTAATCTTAAGAAGATTTCTTAGATAAGGATCTTCATAGGGTAATCCACAAACATTATGTAGATAGTGTATAGATCTACATAGTGCCTCTTTGAAATTTATAGATTTCATAGAGTACCTCCTTTCTGCTAGCTGGCACTAGCATAAACTAAGAGAGTAGATAGAGGCGGTAACCTCTATCTACTCTCTATATTAATAATATCTAATTGATAAATTCTAGCTTAGATACCTACTTACTGTTATTAGTACCTATATTTACTTTAGTACCAGTATCTGTAGCTTCAGTAGGTTTATCATCTCTGCTAACGCTATTTAATACACCTTCTATATATTTATTATAATCTTTTATACCATAACGACTAGCCATAAGTTTCTTTATCTCTGCCATTTCATTCTCTAGCTCTTTAGTAGCCTTATTTAGCTTACATATGTTATCATAGTAGCCTGCTACACATACTATACTTAGTGCTATTACCCATATCCCACCTATAAATAACGAGCATTTAATCAATGCTGAAACAGCTCTATCGAAACTAATAGTAGAGTTTATACCATCCCAGCATACTACTATACTGATCATTGTTAAAATGGATGCTATTACGAATACCATAATAGCTATCAACTTATAGACGTTCATGTTAAAGACTTGAAATTGCATCTTCTAACTCCTTATTAAAAATTTCTTTTTCTTCTTTATTTAACTCTAACTCATCTTCCATAAGCTTTACTATATTATCTTTAGTTATAGCAAAAGCTTTATTCTCTACAGTCTCTAGTATATCTATCTTCTTAATAACTTCAGTATTAGTTTTAAACTTAAATACTAAGTTAGGATATATATCTACTATAGACTTTAGATTCTTAAGTAACTCGGTATCATTTCTTAACTCTACTCTTATATTAGAACCATTAGGTAACCTAGCTACTTTCTTCTTAAGATCTTTAAGTATCTCTGTTTCAGTTTCATTACTATAGCTATATGTTAAAAATGGTAATGCTTTACTATTCTCTAAGAATTTAAAGTTATCATTACCATCTTTACCTAAATGGAATAATATAGCACCTTTCTTCTCTTCTTCACCATGTGCTAGCCTATCGAAACTACCTGGAGCTACTATACGTTCATATACAGATGATGTATGTATATGGCCTATAGCTATATAGTGCTTTACTATATCTAAGTAATCTGATTCTTTATGTACAAAATCCATATCTTTAAGTATAGGCATCTGGTAACTAAAACAACCATGCATAATAGCTATATCTACTTCTGCTAGTTTATTCTCTTTAAGTAGTTTACATACTTCTAAGTAAGTATCAGAAGCTTTATGCCTAAACTCATCTGGTACATATAGTATGTTTATATCTAAATCTACCATATGTTCTATATAAAGAGTATTTATATATTTATAGTCAGCATCTGGAGCTAGTTTACTAGCTACATCTGTAAAGCTAGCTACCTGATCATTATCATGGCTAGGAGTACCATATAGTATCCTTAGTTTAATACTATTATCTCTACACCATAGTAGTGTATTAGATAACCATGTCATAATGTGTCTATACTCTATAGATCTACTAGATAGTAGTCTATCGAATATATCACCTGCTATAAATAGTATATCTAGTTTTACTAGTTCTTTATGATAGGTTATAAAGAATCTCTCTAAGTTAAATATAATATTGTCAGTATGGTTTCTAGGATGTCCTAAGTGTATATCTGTTAATACTAAATAGTTTATATCTTTTTTCATTCTGTAGTACTTCTATTTAAATCTACATAGAGTCGTTCATACTCTTCGTTATGAACTTTATCTCTAATATCAATTTCATCTCGCATAGACTTATGCCACTTATCATAATTCTCAGCTACCATATTAATAGCATCATATGCTTTATGCTCTAATAAGTAATGCATATAGAAAGCACCTGCTTTAGGTTTAGGCATAACCTGTATTATCTTAGTACCTTTATAGTTATTACTATAAATATGCTCTTGTAAACCAGGTATCCACTCTACTAGTATTACTTCAGCATTAGATACTAATAAGTTAAGATCTATGGCTTTATAGTACTGTTGTTGATAACCACGTATAATATATTCATTATCTTCTTTATCTCTTATATAGAGTTCTGGAAAGTCTCTAGGTGTAAAAGCATCTATAGTAAGATCTTCTTTATTATAAGAAGCTCTTATAGTGTTCTTAAGATCTTCTGTTATAAGTCCGGGATAGCATATATAGATTATCTTATTCCAACCTTTAAACCTTTTAGTAAACTTATTTACTCTCTCTAAGTCTTCTTTTACCAACATACGTAAATCCTTTTAAATTAAATTTTAAATCAGTCTATAGAGCTATTCTATAATAAAACAGACTCTAAGTTGAACTGATGATTAAATATAAGGAATATAACTATGATATTAAGATTATCAGATTGGAATAAGTATCCCAAAGCCATAGTGGATACTAAAACTACTAATAAAAGTTTTATACGTGTAGCTCAGATCTATAAAGCTATGGGAGTAGAGAATCATGCTTTTCTATTGGCACTACATAATCCAGATTTACAAGGTGTAGATCCATTCGATCCTAACCTTACTACAGACCAACGTTATGCTATAGTTACTGAAGTATCTGAAAACCCATGGTATTTCTTTAGAGAGATTATAAGAATACCAACTTCTGGTACATTAGCAGGTATATCTTTTATAGCTAATAGAGCTAATATAGCTTACTTATGGTGCTGTTTTAACCACTTGACTACTATGATTATTATGCCTAGACAAACTGGTAAATCAGTTGTTGCTGATAGTTGTAATACCTATATGCTTATAGCAGGTGGCACTAACATTAAGATGGTACTCTTTACTAAAGATAATGGACTACGTGTATCGAATATAGAGAGACTTAAATCTATATTCGATCTACTACCATGGTATATAAATACTAGAGATAAATCAGATAGTAATAACACAGAGAATATTACTATAAACTCTCTTAAGAATAGATTAGATACTGTAGTTGGACAGAATACACTAGCAGGAGCTATGAAGGTGGGTCGTGGTCTTACAGTTGCTATATTACAAGTAGATGAGTTAGCTTTTATACCACACGTAAAAGAATCTCTAGAGACAGCTCTAGCTGCTACTGGTGCTGCTAGAGAGAACGCTAAGAACTCTGGTTCGCACTATTATAATACCTATACAACAACACCAGGTTATATTAATACCGAAGAAGGTGCCTATGCTAAGTGGATCTACGATGGTTGTGCTAGGTGGACTGAAAAGTTCTTAGATTTACCTAATCAAGATGAACTTAACGATACTATACGTAAAAATACTAGACGTGGTAACTTATCAGTACTTATAGAGTATAACCATAGACAACTAGGTAAAACAGATGAATGGTTAAAAGAAAGAATATTAGAAGCAAATGCTACTGGAGATAGAGCTGAAGCCGACTTTCTTAATAAATGGTCACAAGGTTCAGCAGCTTCTCCTATTTCTAAAGAGAATCTAATAAGACTAAGAGATTCTCTTATGTCTAAGAAGTATGTAGACATTTCTACAGAAGGCTATGTTATGAACTGGTATGTAGAAGAAGATGAAGTACTAAATGGTCTACCAGGTAGACAAGTAGTGCTAGGTATGGATAGTTCTGAAATGATAGGTAATGACTATACTGCACTATGTGGTAGAGATGTATCTACTGGAGAAGTATTATGTACTGCTATTATAAACGAAACTAACGTACTTACGTTATCTAACTTTATAGCTAACTTACTTATAAAGTATCCTAATATGACATTCATACCAGAAGCTAAATCTACTGGAGTAGCTATAATAGATACTGTAGCACAGATATTTATTAGTAAAGGATATAATCCTTTTACTAGGATATTTAACTATATAGCAGACGAAAGAGATACTAATAAAGAGTATGCTAAACTATGGGATAATATAAGTAGAGGATTTGGTCTATCTGATATTTATAATAAGTATAGAAGAGAGTTTGGCTATAGGACAGCTGGCGTAGGTAAGAACTCTAGAGATAACCTATATGGTACTGTGTTTAATAGTTCTATTAAGTATACAGCACACTTAGTAAGAGATAATGAACTCATAACAGAGCTAGAATCTCTAGTTATAAAGAATGGTCGTATAGACCATCCTAATGGCGGACATGACGATTTAGTAATATCTCATCTCTTGCCATATTACCTATTAACACAAGGTAAAAACCTAGAATCTTATGGTATAGATACGTCTAAAGTATTGTCATCTGTTAAGATAGCTATAAGCGATGAAAATGGTGGTCCAGTAGAAGAATATAAGCGTATTAAACAACAACGTATTAAAGATGCATTAGAAGTATACTTAGACCGTATGAAGAAATGTGAAGATCCATATATAAAACAACAATTAGCTACTAAAGCTAAATCCCTATACGATACTCTAGATGAAGAGTCTATAGTAGCTTTCAACTTACAAGATCTATTAAATAAAGTTACTGATGAAGCTAGGATTAAACGTATAGGTAATGTAAAGAAATATGCATTCTAGATAATATTAAATAGAGTAAGAGTACATATGTACTC